ACCAAAGAATCAGTATGTGTCCTTAATGGGTGTAGAATAGAGGCATTTCCAACCAACCACTTGTCACCTGCCAGAGGTCTTAATCCTAAAATTGTCATGCTTGACGAATGTGATTTCTTTCCTAATAAATACCAAGACGAAGCAAGAACAGTAGCAGAAAGATATATTCCAAAAACCAATCCACATATCTTTATGATAAGTACACCAAACTTGCCAGGTGGTTTGTTTGAAAGAATGGAAGATGAGGAAGATAATGGTTATGTAATGAAGCACATGGATTATACTGTTGGATTAGACAAAGTGTTCAAACCCGAAGATATAGAAACTGCTAAGAAATCCCCAAGCTTTGAACGTGAATACAATCTCAAGTATGGGTTTGGTAGTGGTGACATATTCGAGGGTATTGAAGGTGTTATAGAGGAATATGATTTACAAGTTATTGGTGGTCGTGGTGGCTGTTATGGCGATCCTGCTTTTGGCTCGTCAAACTTTGGTGTATTAGGGGGGGAAATACGAGATGATTTATTGTATGTAACAGAGGCTAATGAATTTCCAAGACCAAGCCCATCTGCTATGCTTGATGTGATAGAAGAAATGGCTCATAGATACAATGATAATTGTAAGATAGATTCAGCCCACCCTGGATTCATTCGTGACCTTGAAGAAAGAGGAATACCTGCATTACCTATCAACTTTGGATTACAGATAAGGGATCACGAATCAGCCAATGTTCAATCATTAAGAAGTAAAATGACAATCAATGCCTCACAAATGGTCAAAAATGGGAAGGTAAGAATACACCCTAATCATACTAAACTATTGGCACAGATGAGGGCAGCTCAATTTGACGGAAAAGGTGGTATAGATAAGTCAGAACTAAACGCAGATGTATTGGATTGTTTTATCATGTGCTGTTGGGATTTAAAAGAGTTTGACTATGGACATTATGATATTATGTCAGATAGATTAGTCAAGGAAGATGAAACCGATAAACCTAAAAGCAAGGGTGGCATTTCATTAAATACTGAGGTAATAGAGTGAACGATCCAAAGCTAGAAAAATTTATTGCAAAAGCCACAGGCAAGACAGTAGGCAGGTGTTCAAAGACAGAACTAGCCACGTTGTTTGCCAACACCTATGCAGAATATTACAAATGTTATAGACAGTTAGAGCAGGGTTATTTGATTTACAAAGAGCAAGAGGATAAAATTAACAAGATAAAAGAGGAAATGAAAGACCTTGACAACATACCAACATCTGTAATTACTACCATTATTGAAGAAGTTCCAAAGGAGAAGGTTGACTAAATCACATCATGTATGTCCACAATGCTTTGAGTTCAGAGGTAAAAAATACATTCGTGATGGGTGGGTATTAAAATATGAATAATCTACCAAAGACACAAGAGGAATTAATGCTATTATACATTCAATCTGTCAATCATTTGTTAGATAAAATCAAGAAAAAAGAAAAAGAGTTAAAGAAAGCAAAAGATGATGAGCCAATAACTGTCATGCATTACACTAGAAAAATGCTTCAAGATTGGTTCAGAAACAAGGGTGGCTTACCAATACCCGACTAATTTATTCTATTATATATATAAGAAATAAGAAAATCATTATGATCCCATTATTATTTGATTTAGATATTAGTTCTATAAATAATAGTGGGTTATTGTAAATGGCTTACGGTCTTTATCTTATATTAGATCAGCCAAAATGGTTTAGAGGTGATTTTAGTTCCACCAACAAACTAACAGGTACAATTTATTCCGACCTTAAACTAACAAGAAAAGCAAACTTATCTGGATATACAATTACAATTAGACTAACAAAGAACCATAGATGGGGTGACTACTTTAACAGAACAGCAACTATTGTTTCAGCCTCAGATGGAACATTTGAGTACGCAGTAGGTGAGGGTGAAATGCCACCACCAGGTATATACAATATCAAAGCTGAATTATCCAAATCAGGTGCAAGAGAATCAACATTAAATAGGGTTGAGTTATTAGTCGTTGAGGGTGCAACAGCATGAAATATTACGACTCTATCGGCAATCCAATTAACTATGACATAGAAGAAAGTCAGATTAAAGAAGCCAAGACACCATTGGCAAAAATTGTAAGATCCGACTATTCAAGGGAACAGCCATACCAAGTAACCTTTGAACAGTTAATCAAATATCATGACAGAACACCACAATTACAAATAGCAGTATCATCATATTCAGAATTAATCACAGGCACAGAAATGAATGTTACCTGCAAGTCAGATAAGGCAACAAAAGTGTTAAACGAATGGATAAGAGATACCAACTTTTATGACAAATTTGAAAACATGGTCACTACCTGTCTTATCACAGGAAACTCAATACTTGAAAAATTAGATGAGAATGATATACAAGACGTAGAGGAAGTAGATATGCAAACCATCATAGCAAAGAAACGTAACGAGTACGGTGAACTAGAATACTATGAACACAGAACAAACAACGGACAAACAGCAAAACTAGGTGAGTGAAAGCTAGGCAAATTTATTGAATTTAACTTAACAAACTATTCTAAACAACCTTGGGGTAAGTCACTATTCTATTCACTTGCCATACCAAGAACAATAGGAAACAGAACAACAGCACCATTGATTGAAATCATGTGGGGTGTTGAGGACGCTATGTCAGCAATCATACTAAACAATGCATACCCAATTACAACAATCACATATCCAGGTGCAAGTGACACATATTTAGAAAAAGAGGCAGTAAGATGGCAACGATACAAGCCAGGTGACAAACGTGTTCAAAAGATAAAGCCTGAGATAGAGTTCTTTGAAACACAGGGAAACAGCAAGTACACAGATTACATCAACCACCTAGAGAAAACATTCGAGCTTGGTACACAATTCCCACACGACATTATGACAGGTGACTTTACAAGCCGAGCAAGTTCTGAAACAACAGATAACATTGTCATGAAAAGGGTAAGGGGTTATCAGAGATATTTGGCTAACAAACTAAAGGTAGAGTTATTTGACAACATACTAATGCAAAACGGATATGATCCTGAAATTGAAGAATGTGAAGTAGCATTTACATCACAAAACATTATCGAATTGGAAGTGGCACAAATTAAGGATTTGACTACACAGGGAATTATGACCAAAAACGAGTCAAGAGAATGGCTAAGGGTTAATACAGGAATGGAATTACCTGATGATAAAGAAATTCAAGCTAATCAAGATCTTCAAGCAACCGTTGCCAAAAATGCACAGGATATTAAAAAAGAGAAATATCTACAAGAAAACATGAAACAAATATCACAGATAAGAGCCAAGCCAAAAATCATGTGTAAGATGTGCAAGGAAGGACAACACGCATTATGCACTAAAAGAAGATGTGAATGTCAATGACCGAATTTGACGATTTGACTAAGAGGATTCTGGACAAACTAGATGGCTTTGAGGAAAAAATAGAGAATCTATGTGAACGTCTAATGAAGGTAGAGTATGAGCTAAACAGCCACTTTAAAGAAATCGAGGACAAACAATCAAACAAGGACAGGAAATTCTATATCATTATTGCAGGTATAGGTATTACTTTTACGGCAGTAGAGATATTACAAAATATAATATGACCAATTACGAGCTAGTCGGAGAAACAACAGGTGCAAAAACACAAAATGAGGCATGGTTTTCAACTAATCTTCAAGTATATCTAAAGCCTATGCACTGTCATTTTGATATCGGTATAAGCAATAATTCAGATATTGAAATGACCTTTGACGGTGGCTCAAATTGGGCTGTTTTTACCAAAGGCAAACAATTAGAAGTAACACAAGAATTGCATATTATTTTAAAACCAGGTGGTTTATTAAATTTGAGAGCAACAGGTGGCACAGGAACAACCGTTGACCATTGTGCAGTTTATGCAGAAGTTTGATAATAGTTTAAATAAACCATTATAAATAATAATATCATAGCCGTCAGGGGATATCTTGAGTTGTGGATTCTAGATACCTGAAAAAGATACCTCTCTTAGGCTATCAAACCAAGACGCAACTCGTGAGATTGCCACAGGTTTTGTTTCCTGTCATTGAGGTTTGGTATTTTACTTAATTTTAGGGTTTATATAGCCCTTTTTTGCTTATAAATATATGAATACAAAACAAACAGATTTAGAAAGAGCAAAAAGCCAAATTTTTTCAGATATAGCAGGTTGCTTAAATAGTACAAACAATGAATATTGGATAACAGTAATTGAAAGAGCAGAAGATATTATCCATATAGCAAAACAACTAAAAGATATGGAAATTCAATAATGACACCTAAAATCCTTCCTTGTTATAGATACAAAGATAGAGTATTAGCAAGAGATTTAGACAAAAACAATTACTCACCATTAAGCTTATAATATTAATTAATGGTT